CATATTATCCTTCAACTTGTACTCAGTCCGGCTCCTGTATCTGTTGACTCCCCTGGTTACTGCACCTTCTTTGCCTTTAGGCATTCTTAGTGCGAAACCAACCAATTTACGGCGAACCATAGATGACCACCGGCTGATCATTTGATTATATTCAGGCAGCTTTTCCGGAATCATTCAGCCCATTTTTCGGGATTAACTTCCATTGAAAATCGGCAATCCACATCGAAAGTAAACCTGATGCCGTAATGGTTTCCATATTCAGTGGCCAGCAATGTACCTTCTACGCTCTCCAGGTCAAAATCTCTCACTGGTGAACTTTTGACTCTTTTGTCTGAAGCAATGCGTGCCAGGATATCATCCCCGATATCCTCGAGTGTATCCCATACGTGATGGATCTTGTCATGGTCTCCCGGATCCCCGACATGATCCAATAATATAAAAGCGCCCTGACGCTTTTTCACCGGGTTGTCTGATTTCTTATCAGTAAATGTGAACCGATAACCTTCCAGGATAAATGCCGGATACTTGAGACTATTGATTCCATTAAGTACCTCATCAACCTCAAAGCGATAAAAATGCTTATCCGTGTCGCTGTGTTTTATTTGTTGATGCTCAGAAGCCAATTGTCTGAAGTATTCAACCATATCAGAAAACTTACCTGGTCTTGGCATTTTCTTTAATTTTCTTTGTTATCCACCTTAAAACAACGTGTACCGGTAACTCAGAATATTTATCCTGGTTAACGATATCATCCCCCACAACTGATTCAAATACTTTCACCCAGCCATCATCAGGCTTTGACCGGGCACCATCTTTTGGCTTCTGGAAAACCATTGGATAAGCATGGCTGAGAAATTCTTTAATCAGCCTATAATTAATTGAGATTGCACACTTCACCATGAGCGGGATCCTTTCAGCAATCAGTGTGAGTGCCGGCATATTTTCACTTTTGAAAATCTCTCCCTCCGGAAGGTACAAAGCAGCAACAAACTTATTCAAATCTTCATCCTTTTGCGAAATTAACCAGGTAGAATAGTATGAATCTGCAAACATAAATTGTCCGAAACTCATCCCCTGAAGCCTGGGCTTCGGAGCTCTTAGAATGCCGGCCTTTTTAATAATAAAATGACTAAACGGCTTGTAATCTGTTATGAAATTTAATTCAGTGGCCAGACTGAATTTCTGATAGGTATCAAGCTGCTTAATAATCCACTTTCTCACCCCACACATAACAGACAACATTTTATCATCCGTGGTTTCTCCCAGATAGTTTTTGGCTATTGCAATGAGTTGCCTGGGAGTAACTTCCTCCCACTTTTCAGGAACATTACTTTGTACTCTGCTCTGGAGCCAGAAAGTACGATACTCAATTTCGATTGTTTTCATGCCCAAAAGGTTTTTTTACCGGTGTTATTGCGATTGTGGATTCCATGCCTTGGAGCGGAATAGCCTCCCCAGGCTTCTGAGTTTTCGTTCAGGAATTGCTTCAGCTGTACCAGATAACTTTCCCCCAGTCCTCTATTACGTTTAACCAGGCTGTTGACTCTTTCAATTTCAGATGGTGACTTCACAGTATCGCTCATCATGGTTTGTGCCTTTCCTTCAAAGAACAAACCTTTATCTGTTAGATCAGCTCCGCTGTCCTCCATAAGCATTGAAACTGCAATAAAAGCGATTGGCTTCCGGATGTAGGGAAGAATAGATTTAACCTTTTCATCCGGATCTTCCTTTGCCATTTCAGTTTTGATTAATTCAAAATTGACATTGTCAATAATTTGCCTGATGCTCAAGTCTTCAACTATCTTCATGTATGGCTGAATTCTCATAAATATCAGGCGACTGTTGCCAATAAAGTAAATGGAGTTTAATGTATCAGTATCCGGGATAAATGCACCCTTGATGAACTTCCAGGTTTCAGACTCTTTAAAATTTCCAAAGCTGCCGATGTTCTGCTCTATGAACTCCAGGACAGAGTCCAACCCATTAAAACCGGTTGACTTGAAGTAATCCTTCAGATTATCCTCCTGATACTTATACAAGCTTTTTACTGTATTGGATTCCTGCCTCCGGAATCCACCATCGCTGATATAGGCATTCAGGACATCATAACCCAACCAATATGCCAAATGGATCTGCGACCTTCTGACCAACTTCAGCAACTCTTTGAAGAAATCCTCATGCTCAGCTGGAAGGGGTGGATCATTCACTCCGATGTAATTATTCAGATCTTTCAATAACAGAGCTCCAAGTAATGGCTTGATATAAGATTCTTCAGCTGTCTCCAGATGAGGCCTTAATCTTTCCAGATCCACTGCTGTACTCACTGGCAGCAACTCCCTGATTTCTTCAATATTTTTTATAAGCATGGTTATGAAAGTTTTTTAGTGGTACCAGCTCCGGTGTCAAGGGTGGTTAAAATTGTACTCCGGAAGCGGAGCTGAACATCCTTAACACCATTGAAATGCAGATAAAGTTCGAGAGGATCCAGCAGGTTCTGACGATCAAGCCAGGAGTTTGCAATATTCACAAGGAAAGCTTCCCGGATATTGCTTCCACCCTGATTCCCTGAGTAAGTTCCCCCAGGCATGCCGGCACCCAAAACATTAGGATTCAGCATCAGGCTGAAAAGAATTTCTGAGTTTGCAGCTGCTGAAGTAATGAGCTTATCATTCTCTTTGTATTTATTATCCAGGGCAGTAATGATCCACTGCTCTTCAGCCTTCCCGTTTTGCGGATTGATTTCGAAGAATGTAAAAATTGGCTTATCGGCATTCTGTACTCCGCAAAGATTTTCTTCAATTCTATCCATGTAGGATTCAATATCAGCTTGTCTGGCAGCAATATCTTTGTATTCGGATGCCGGAAATTTACGATCCCAAAAAGCATATGGAATCTGAACATGCCACTTCCAGGTAATCTGATTTTGAAAAGCCCTCTTAAGGAAAGCTGGTACCAGACGGGCAACTTCAACCCAACCTGCAAGGTAGGCAGCAAACCAAATGGGTTCTGAATAATAATCATTATTACTCCAGGAATCCCGGATTGAATAAACAAACGATTTGCCTTTTATTTGATCCAGCAGCCGCCGGCGCTCGAGATCAAAAAATGGATCATACTCATCCAGCAGATCATAAATTTCAAATTCCCCTGCAGGCGGCTGATCAGGCCAGCGACCACTTACAACACACTTTTCAATTACTCCGCCTTTTGCTTCTGTATAGCGCGAAAACATTGAGTTTATGGAATGAAGGCCAACCATTTCAGTACCGGCCTGATTCGGGATAAGCTGAACATCAGCTTTCCCGAATTTAAAATAATCCCTGGCTGCTTTTTCCAGGTACCGACGAACCATTCTTCCCTGGCAAAAATTTACAATTTTGGGATCATCAATTACCTTCAGCTGCTCATTTCCCTGGTCATCATATCCGGTGACCATACAAGGGAAAATACCCTGACCAAGAGTGAAATTTCTTATAAATTTCAGACCGGTGTTAAGAACCCCAACGCTCCTGATTAGCTCGTTTGCCTTGACGGGGAAATCATTGCTACTCCCCCAGGAAACAATTGAGTGGCCATCAACAGTAACTTTGTCATCCTGCTTCTCCATCTGCTTCGAAACTTTTGGCTTATCAGTTGGAGCGCCTTTGGTCTCAGCATAAAATTTACTACCAAAAGCCAGCAAGGGGGTTCCTTGCTTATTGAATAAGATGTTGCTCATAAAATCACTTTTTTGCCATTCCACTCAATAATATTATCAATTCTCACAGGGTAAACGTGACCAGTTTTTTCCCCTTTGACATCCACTGGAAGAACACCTCTCTGTCTGTTGATTTTCAAATTCCAGGGTAAACCTGATGCTACAGCTCTCGGCATAAAAACCAGTTCACCGGTTTTTGCCACAAACTTTATTGAGAAAACCACCTGCTTGCCGGCCGGGGTTTCTTTGATATCATATTCACGTAAAACATCAGCTCTCCGGATCTTCATTATTGAAATATTTCCGGCAAATCTATTATTGCCATTGCCCTGGATAAAGGACAACTAACAACACAAAAAAAGCCCCGGGAGATCCAGAGGCTTTTCATCACAACAACTCACTTAACTAAAACAAGTATCCCAAATACTTTAATAAAAATTTTGCCACAATCCTGTAAATGGAAAATCCGAGACCACAATATCAGGCAGCAAGGTATAAGACAAATTCATGTTACCATAAAAGCTGAGCTGACAATAAGCAATTAGCACACCTGCCCTGGCAACTGGTTCAAAGGTCAGATAATCGAGTTCAGGAGCTGAACAGTCAACCATGTTCAAAACAACCTGATCAGCCTGAACCTCTCCGGGAATTGCAAAGGTTAATACTTCATTTCCAACATCAGGACCGGGCGGCGCCAATCCTTTTGCGGCTCCCATCAGGCACATGGCCATCAATGCAAACAATGCAATTACTTTTCTCATAGGCTTGAGCTTTAAATTAATAATTTGATTTAAAAGTGAAGCAAATCTATTCTCAACCCCAATGATACAAAAGGACAACTTAACCTTGTCGTCAGGCTCTTTTTCACACTTACTGCTTCCTAAAAAAAATAAACATGCAGTAAGTGTGGAAAAGTTAAACAAATCCGTAAAAGGTGGTGGGCTATTCAATTCAAAAAAAAAGTGAGCCATAGCCCACCACCTTTTACACCTAATCGGGGCGGCAACAAACATATGCACATTACTGCAATATGTCTGCAACCGGTAAATTTTATGATCTACATTTGCCCATTGTCCGCAAAGCTGTGGTAATCCCCTTGCGGAGTTAAAATAAAGTGATCCAGTACTTTAATATCAAAATAGCCCGCACCTTGTTTAACCTTGCCGGTCAGCTTTATATCTGCTTCGCTCGGTCTAGTGTTTCCGCTTGGGTGGTTGTGTGCTAAAACAATACTAGAGGCATGCGAAAGGATAGCCGCCTGAATGATCATTTTCGGTTCTACTATTGTGCTGGAGTGCCCGCCCTCCGATACATTTAAAATCCCAAGAATCATATTTGCATGATTCAAAAGGACTACTTTAAAACTCTCACGGTATCCAATTTGGGACTGATCCCAATAGTTAAACAGTACGTCAAAAATCTGGCGGCTGTTGGTCATCGGAATACCTGCCGGCAGGTTTTCGAGTTTTAACAAAGTAGGTTTATATGAAAGTGTAACTTCTGCAATTGCTTCGTTATGCTGTGACATGGTAAAAGGATTTGAAAGTTAAAAAATATCGTCTGTAATGGTTTCTGCGTGGATTTGCTCCGGCTCTTGCTCTTGCCTTGTTTCGGCTTCCTCCTTGGCGTTTTCCTCTGCTTTTCTGACTTGATTCTCAGAAAACAAGTAACACAAAGGAAAAAAAAGACTGTCTGAATCTTCAGGGGCTTTTCCTTCATCTTCTGCCCTGCTTCCCAGAGGCTGACCCCAAACAATTAGAGCCTTTTCCCCTTTCTTAATGGTTGCGCCTTCGTGCTTCCATTGCATAAAGGTTTTAAACTCCTTTGCTCCTCCAGTATCATAGATAAAATTCAAGAGCATAAAATTTATGGTTTTGCTTGCCCAGTATAAAACCCGGGTATCATTTCCCGCCTCTTGGGCTTCTCTCATGAACCTCTTTTTCATGTCCTCGGCATCCCTGCTGAGTTGGCTTAATATTCTGCGCTTTATCTGCGTGGGCGTTTCTTCCCTTTTATTATCTTTGTCGCTGTTCATAGCTGCGTTATTTTTAACGTGGTTAAACATGTGTTGAAGCGGGGGCGGCTACCCCCGCTTTTTTTTTCTTAGGCTGCGATTTCCATTTCAATGGCTTCCCGCTTCTGCTTCATCTTTTCCAGCACAAAGGTTAAAAGCTCCATAATTACTACCGGATTCCGAAATTTAAAAATATCGTCCTCGCTGGAGTAACCACGTTTTGAAGATAAACGCAAGGCATAAACCTCAGAAGAAAAAATATCCTCTTCCGCTTCCTTCCGGATCTCTTCCCCGTACTTTATTAAATTAGCAATTGAAGCGTTTAACCCATGCAAACGGGTTACAAGTGCCTGTTTTTTCTGAAAATAGTTAATTTGATCTTCCAGGCTTTGGGGTGCTTTGGCTACCTGTGCCCGCAATATTTCAACCTCCTGGCGTAACGCCTGGACATCTGCGGGGGCTTGTTCCTGGATTGGGGTTTTTGCTTCCGCTTCGATTACAGCGGCTTCGATTGCGTTCTTTGTTTCCTCCGGCAGTTCTCCGGCAGGTTTGCCCATGGCTTGGGCAGGCATAGTCTTTTTTGACATAGCTAAAAAATTAAAGGTTAAACATGTGTTTTGCTCGGGGCGGCTACCCCTTAAAAGCAAAGCGAAGTTACAAAGAAAAGAGGGATAAAAAAAATATATTTTGGCTCTATACTCTTATTTATCAACACATTACATACATTTTAAGTCCTATAAATACAATAAATAAACAGGCAGCACGAAAAATATTTTCAGGCTTCAAAAATTAAAAATCTGCAAATAATTCTGCTAAAGGGCTGTAATTCATTCTGCTATTTAGATCGGTTCTAAATTTCGGATTGATATAGGTTAGCAATCCGGTTTAATTTCTTTTAACCGTTTGACGTTCATTTTTTTACCCGAAATTTTGAACAAAATTTTGGGTTTCTCACGTAGTGATGGCCGAGCCTGCCCTATCCCGATAGGCAGAAAAAACAGCAGAAATTGCAGGATATATGCCACATATCTATTTATGTACATTCGTTGTTTTGGTTTGCTGCCGATCAGCAACAACCACAGACTGCCCTGCGGGCAGTCCTAATGCCGCAAAGCTGGAGGCTTTGCACCAAATAAAAAGGGACCTTTGCTCAAGGCCCCTCGTTTCAAATCAATGACATGCTTTGTTTTATGTACATGAACTTACATTGAAAGTGGAAGTTCCTTATTATTAAAAAGTGTGTTTGCGACACTTGGAGGTTTGTTTTCATTTTTGTCCTCACTATATCCAGAAGGTTGATGTGAAAATATTGTAGTTACAGCTAAGTTAAATACAGAAATTCTATCAATACTTTTATACTCTTGATTAGTCATGATTCCGATTGCAACTGTTAGGGACATTGCTTTATGCTTATTCACAGTATAGTTATGCATTTCAGAACGATAGTTTTTCAAAAACCATCCAAATGAAAATAGTATTGTAGAAAGCAAAATTGCTTTAGACGCATAAAATGCAATCAATAAAAAGGAAGTATATTCCCTCACATGTATATTTGTAGACGCATCTAAAATTATCTCTTTCGAATGTGAATCACAAAAAATAAAATATACTAATAATGCGAGAAATGTAATTAGCAGACTCCCAGAAGCAATCAGCCAACGAGTAGCATACTTAAAATTATCAATTGATTGCTTTGTGAAGTCTGTACTGCTCTTTATTAACTGAATACCTTCAAGAAATTCTCTAGATTTAGATAGATTTTTATCACTTTGTGATATTTGATCAATCAAGGTATTAATTTGGGCGCTTTTCTCAATTAATATACTATCAATTAACCCCCTTAATACGTTATTGCTTGGAGTATTAATCGCATTTGGCACAGAAAAATGTTGATAATTTTTTGAGGAGATTTCTGGGGCTTCTCCATTGTGAATTTCAAATTCAACAATATGAAAGGCAGGATTATCTGAATTTTTTTCGCAATTTAACCGAACAAACCTTGCATATATAGGATTGACAAAACCAAAAGAATACCAACCATTGCCGCCTTTAATTCCGATATTAGAATAAACTGTAGAATAATTTATATTATCGGTTGATACACTTAAAGAAAAATTATACTTGCGCTTGTCTTTGACGAGACCACTCATTAACACAATGCCCGGCTTTGACCCAAGTCCATCCCAAAGAAGAAATCTTATTATAGTAATGGGCTGTTCTAATTCAAGATCAATTGTAAATTTAGCAGGCCAACTAGCATATGAAAAGCCATTTTGAGTATCATAAAAGTCAACATTTCCATCTGTTGCATGATGAGGATCTACCCAATTACTTTCTAGAGGATGTTTTTTTAGTGCAAGATTGCTCATTTGCTCTTTTTTCTTCAAATATAAAAATATTTCAAACAGTGATTAAAAAGATAATTTAAATTCTCGGTTCCACAAAAGTCCCTGACCTATATAATTTTGATGAGTACTTTGTCCAGATGCGTTTATCAACAGCATCGCCAAAGTGTGTGGCTTCTTCCGGAAGGACTGTTTTCTTTCTCTCTGATCCCTTGTCTTTCTCGTATTTTCCGGCACTTTCTTTTACCCTGGTATTATTCATTGATATAAGCGTGAACTTACAGTTCTTCCCGTTAAAAATAACTTTTGGGTAAACCGGATTACTTCCCTTTAGTATGTTTGCCCATAATAAGTATTTCTCATGCTGTGGGGGTTCCTGACCTTTGTGAACCCGGGGAGTGACATTCCAACCATTCTTCTGGAAACGTTCTATGGCCTGCTCATTGTAAGGCTTGCTTTTCTTTGCATTTGGTTGCCGGCTGTCACCATATCGATCCCTGAAGTAAATCAGCTCCTTACATGCATGGTGCTCATAGTAGTCACATACTTTGTCAACGACATCATCAATTACCACGCCTTCGCTATCATCAGGCTTACTGTAGAATTCATTGATAACACAGTCCACAGGCTCAATTATCTTGGTGGCAAAGTTATAGTTTCGCTCCTGGCCTACAGAAAACAGGCAAATGTGTGCACCCCAATCGGGAACTATCTCAAGGGGTTTCATTGAATCACAATCCAGGTCGAATCGGCTATCATGTTGTTCAAGTTTTTTAAAATCCCAGTTTGTGTTTTCGGCATAATCGCGGATAAAGCTATCATTTGAGGCATCGTAATAAACATGTTTTTGGCTATCGATGTGATAATAACAGTCCTCAACCTTATCGATGATCCAGTTCATAATTTCAACCAGGAAAGTAAGAAGGGTTTGCTTCTTAAATTCCCTGGCTATGTATGACATCCCCAGATTAGAAATATTGTCAAATGCATTTGCCAGGGTAAACATGACACCACCTTTACTGACAAACGGAGTTATCTGCTTCTTGAGCCTGACAACTTCATTCCAGATATCCTTATAGAGTGCGGGCTTCTGATCGAGGTATGCAGTAATCAGCTCGAGCTGCAGTTTTACGATACGATTCCAGACATCAAAAAGCATTACCCCTGCTTCTTCTTCATAGTACTTCCCATAATCCAGCAACCACTTTTGTTCCTGCATAAATGGCATGGATGAAACGTATCTAAATCCATGATGCTGCCGTACTGGATCCTTTGACTTAAATCCGAAATGTTCTTCATTGCCCCTGGAGGTTGGAGACACTTCCTGATCATACTGGGTTTTGTCAATTGTCAGGGCTTCATCAATTATTTCACGATCCACATTTGGACCACGTGCGGATCCAGCTCTATCCTGGGAAAGCATGAGGTAACCATTTCCATTCCGGAAGCTGATAAAATTATCATACTTCAGTATCCGCTCATATGGAGAATGCCCCCAGCCTCTAGGGGGTTTTCTGCCTATTAAATAATCTTTATCCTTTTCATATCCCAAAGACTCCAGGAACTTGAATGTTGATGGCAGCGTTCGTGTAAGTAGCTGACCATATGTCTGCCCGGTAATTGATGTGACAGCTCGCGGCATCTTACGGTTGATCTCGTTAATCTCCCAACCGATAATAAAAGATTTTCCGGTACCACGCCCCCAGATATCAACTTCCGATATCGGATTATTGATAACAGAAATTTGCTGAGGGTTATTCAGAGTAATCAGTTCATTAATCATGTTTTGAATATTTCTTCAGCATCAGCATCTGTGATTTCCTTGCCACCAAACAGCGCTCTATTTAATTCCTGCAGTGTGCCGGCAGGCAGTTTCTCCAGGTTATTCATGTCAATCTTCACTGAAGTATTATTATTCTGCACCAGGATATAGAATGAATGTTTTTCAGTCCTTTTGGGATCCTCCATTTCAGTGGGTTTATCTCCCAGAACTTTAATGAGGTTAGCATGTTCCATTGCGATTACTCTATATGCCTGGGGAGTGGCATTATTACGGCAGCGCTCAATATTCCTGACGATATCATTGATTGTCCAGGATTGCCAGAAATCATAGTCGAATGTATGGATTGTATTAAACAACCGCATAGCTAAACGGGTATCTTCATATGCCTGAGTACGGGAAAGCCCGGGAAACTTAGCCTGATGAATTGCCACGGCCTGTTTCTGAATTGGATTCTTATCCAGGATTTTCGCGACTGAGATAACCCTGTTCAGTATTTCCTGCTGCTCTGCAGTCAAAGGTGAATTATCCGGCTCCAGGATATGAGCTTTGATAAGTTCGAAATGTGTATCTTCTATGGCTTTTCTACTCATATTTACTTCGGTTATGCCAGTCTCTCATCATTTGCTGGGCGGGTGAGGATCCATGGAGAGCAGAAAGCTGAATAGCTTTCCGGAGTTCAATTTCTGAAGACAAACGGCCAGACATATATGCTTTATAAGCCGGTCCTGTTTGAGTTTTGATAAGCATGAGGAAGTCATCTGGATCCACCTCAATATTTACTGCAATTTCTTCAGGAGTAAAGAAAAGCTGTGCCATGCTTTCAATCTCCTTAAGTTGTTCCTCTGTTAAATGCATCAGTTAAGTTCTTAAGATCATATTGAAAAATCTGAGGATCTGTAAAAATGATTCCCCTCTCCATTTTCGGGTTATCTGTTGCATTCTGGCTTGTTACTATAGTTACCTGCCAGTTATCATTGTACAGCAATGCAATTTTAGCATGCACAGATGTACATCGATAGTCGAAAGAAGCGGCAATCATTTGAAAGGGTTTCGGTGAAATGGAACGCACCCGGTTATCAAGCAGAACCTTGAAGGAAAGTAATTTCCCATCGTTCAGAAGGTGGTTGAGCTGATTAATGGACTTTGTAGAAAAGGAGTAAGATGACAAAAACACATGACAAGGTCCGACTTGCTTCATGAGGTAAACAATAAGTCTAACCAGGTTATAATTCCCAAAACTGTAATAATGAGTATTTACTCCTTTCTCTATGCGTCCAATAGCTTTGATTAAAGACTTTTCACGATCTGAAACAAAGTCTGAAGGCAAAGATTCACACTCGAGCATTGAAGTGGACTCCAGTTTTGTTTTCACCGGTCGGCTTTTTTTGGTTGTCTTAGACACCAGAGGTGTCTTGATGGATGAACTTGACAAAAGCATATGGCCTAATTATTATTAATTCCTACAATGATTAAAGGATTATATCCTTTGCATTCCCGGATAAGATCCAGAGATGTATAGATGGTTTTGCCAGTGGTCAGAATATCATCGAACAAAATAAAAGGAGAAGCCGGGAGAGGATTCTGAAGGTAAAAAACCGGTTCAATCTTATTCTTGTTCCGGGCACCAATTACATCCTCAATAAAGCGGATACCAGTTGCATCTGAAGTGATTTTTAACACTTCTGTTGCAAAATGGTAGCCCAACCGTTCAGTATGTGCCCGTTTAGGGGTGGTGATAATTGACCAGGATGCAGGATCAGGAATGAAATACCGGATAAGACCGGATAGTATATCTGCCAGGATACTGGCATTTTCTTTCCTGGCTTTGAATGCTTCCAGATCATAAGCTTTAAAAAAAGCATGAAAGAACATGGTTTTCCTGGAGTATAATCCATATTTCAGATAGCCATGAGTTGGAGCAGGCTCTGTCACATGATCCTCTTCGGGTTCATGTGACTGTGCCTGTAGGTTCGCAATGATGGAATTAGTTGTTACGAGCATGAGAGCAATTTGAAATCAATCTTTTCAATTTGAACATTCCTTTCATTGATTCGTGTTTCGAGCTTCATACGTTTTGGACCCGGAGGCATAGGATTAGATTTATCTCCTTTTTTTGCATCCTGATATTCCAGCATGTTCTGGTCTTTTGTGTTTGCAGACTGAAGGTTCTTTTTGATTTTCTTCAACTCATCAGGATCTGAAGGAAGATTATCCTGGGCAGGTTCAGCTTCAGCCTTAGGTTCCGGGAAGAGGACAGCCATATCAGGCAACAATCCATTATTATAAAATGCTTCCTTTGCGGCAAACATTATATCTATACGCGGGGAGATTAACGCGATGGAATCTGAAAGGTTCTTCCGTTTTTTCACAGTATCGTCATTATTATCCTCCGGAAGTCCTCCCATTTGCTCATGCAGTTGGGCGCGGAGCTTGAACAGGTCAGCATGTTCTTTGATGACCTTTTCAACGATTTCAGGAACTTTCTTTTCACCCTGAGTTTCATCTGCAGGTGGATTATCTTCAGGTGAATTGTTCACTGCTGGAATGTCAGATGGGGGATCATCTGCTGAAGGATCTCCAGCTGGTGGATCATCGGCAGGTGGATCACCCTCTTGAACCTGACTGTTAAATTGTTCAACAATCTGTTGAAGGCTTTCTTTGATCTGTTGAAATTCTGACAATGAAAATCCTGCAGCCTTACAAAGCTCATAGAGTAACTTGCCGGCATACCTGTTTTCATGGCCTGCCATTATCCTGGGAAGTTGTTTGTTTTTCCCAATTTCGGCAAGCAGATTTAGACCCGCATTGAAGTTGCAACCTTGCTGGATCCACTGAAATACTTTTTCTTTCATGTTTTGTGAGATTAAGAAAAAAAGCCCTGAATTCAGGGCTTTCATTAAGAATTGGATTTTGGGGCCAACCTTTTTGCGCCCTCATTGGTTAGCTCCAGGTATGGGAAGCCGGACTTAAACAGTTCCTTTAAAATTTCGAGTGGAATTTTCTCGCGAAAATCAAGAACTCCATACTTCTTAGTAACTACTCTGCCAGGCTCAATTCCCTTTAGACGGAAATACTTGTGAATAACCATTATGGCCCAGCAATAGCCAATGGAACACTGCCTTCATACAGGTAGATGTTTGAGGTCTTGTATGTAAACTCCATACTTGCACCTCTTCGGCCGGCAGTTTCTTTGGCAGTACCAACACCATCGGGCGAACCAGCATAGGTTGCCGGACGCAATTGATCACCCATCAGGTACATATTACCATTGTTGTCAGGAACAATGAAAACAAGGTTTTCATTTTTAGCAGCATTCATGAAGCCGAGAAGATTGGCATTCAATCCGGGATGGAATGTCGAAAGCCTGGCAATAAATGATTTTCCATCACTTTCTCCAACGGGCTCAATTTTAAATTCTCCAGTGTCATCAGTGATGTACATTTCAAACATCCTTTTCCCTGGCTTCATGGTTAAATCGCCAACCAAAACGGCTTGATCAGCTATACTAACCGGTGCCAAAGGTTTGGTTGGCCAGCCAGCTACATCGGCATGATAACCGAAGTAAACTTTTTGAGGCAGTCCGCCCATATTCTCACCATCTTTCAGGTCTTTTAAGATATCAGTTAAATCCACTTTGTAAAGTTTTAAGGGTTGAGAAATAGCCCCGCTTGAGCGGGGCATTTGCTAAATAATTCGATTACGGCTTTTTCAGGTTTGTCCAGACAGCTCCATTCATACCAAAACCAACACCTTCCCACCAATCACAGAAGAAGCTCACATTTCTGCGATACTCTTCAATTTTGATGTTGGTTTTGTTTTTTGATTTTTTAGTCAGGTGCAGAATGTTCGGCTTAGGAGTTGCAAAAATCACATCACTGCCGGAAAGAGAAGGCAGGGCTTTTACCTGTTGGGGTGTGAAGTCAATTTCGGCATTGATATCCCGGCTAGACTTATAGTCATAAAATCCGTTTGCTCTTTTATCCCGGAAGTAAGCTTTTGCCCAGTTTGGAGACATACAAACATCCATCTTTACATGTTGGTAAACATCAGCAATGCCATCAACAAAAAGTTCCACCTGGTCAAAGATGGTTAACTTGTCCAGAGCTTGAATATCCACTGAGTTCATTGTCTCAGCATTCACTCCGGACTGCAACTGGTGAATAAGACCATTCATTGATTTTCCTGTGTCACCAGCAGTGCCAGGAGTAGGATCTACGTATACACCATGTCCATACTCTTCCATTTCCATGTCAGAGTTAATTTTGGCCAGGTAGCCCTGATCAGGATGTTCAATAAGGTATTTGATCAAAGGCCAATCTGATCTACTCACAGAATCAGAAGAAAGAAATCCAAGCCAGGAAGCTTCGATATCATCAGGCCAGATATCTTCATCTACCTTAAAATGATAGAGCTTCAGTTCATTGGGAGTAAAAGCAGTGGCATGCTTAGGAGTCCAACCTTTTTGAAAAGACTGAACGATCTTCTGAATGGTAAGCTGTGCTAGTTTATAAACTGTGTCATCAGTCTTTATAGCAGTACAGATTCCTGGTGTCACCAGACCCTGAGTAAGCATCCCAAGGATTCGGTTTTTGTTCTGGGCAGATTTCTCATAATATGCCCCATACGCGGTTACAATTTCACTAACGTCCATTTTTAAAGGGAATTAAGAATTAATCAATGTCTTTCATGTGAGGTAAACTATTGAGAACTTCCCAATCAACACCATCATCTTTCATTTCGGGATCTGCGCCCTTGGTTCCGGCAGGCTTTGAGCCGGGTTTCTGAGCCAGTAGGGTCTTAATAGCAGTTACTTTGTTTTCGATTGTGTCTGCTTTGTTTACAGTTTCATCGATAGAATTCAATGCAGTGACAGCATTGCTAAGGGAGGTTTCAGCGGTTGTCCGGGCTGTTTCAGCCTGGCCACGCGCAACAAGATCCTGGTCAATTGCGGAGAGCTGATCTTCATTCAGGTAAACACCTTCATCTGAACTCTCCAGCTTATCGACCTTCAGAACCTTATTAAGATTCAGGAATTGCTTTTTCATTGGATTTGCGGAATTATGAATTTTGGGTTTGAAAAATTCAGATAAACGGGAAGACAGGCGATTGAAAAGAGATTCTTCATCAACTTGAACTTCTCCACGCTGCGCCGGAACAGGGAGTCCATTAGAATGGATCATGGCAACAATAGACATATCCTCGGCAAAATTGACAACCTTGGATGGAGAGTAAATCTCATCAATAAACCCAAACTCCTTAGCTTCATCAGCATTAAGCCAGGTTTGCATTTTCATGAGATCTAAAATATCTTTAACTGATTTGCCCGATTTTGCAGCGTACATTTTTGCAAGAACCAAAGTTGCTTTTGCTACTTCGTTTTTTTCTTTACCGAGTTTTGTTATCAGCTCGTCGATGTCATCTTCATTCATAGTGCCAAATTCGTCAACCCAGGTCATGGCTTTATGAATGAGGTACATGGAATTTTGACTCATGCGGGTAGTCTTAGCTCCTAAAGCGATAACCGTTGCACTGGATGCAACCATGCCTGTCAGAACTGCAGTAACGTTACCTTGAGAAGCAAAGCGATCATGAATAGCAATTGCATGATCAACGGAACCGCCCAGGCTTGAGATCTGAACCTCAATTTCATCGTTATCGGCACCGTTAAGCATATAGTTTACCCATTGTTTTGAGTAACCATACTGCCCGATGGCGCCATCAATAATTAAAATTTTCTTAGCCATTGCAGGATTTTTCTGCAATGTTACTGCCTGAAAGCAGTAATAATAAAGGACAAAACAGCTACTAATTAATCAGGAATGGCCACAAAACAGGCCTCTGACCGGTATGGAGGGCACCGGAAAAGGAAAAGGAATAACCACTGGTGCCTGAAGGATCCGGAGAGGTATTGTATTCATACTGGAAGGATAACCCTAAAGTGGTCTCCCCTATTCGCGTGAAATTACCATCAGCATTCATGAGAATTACCATAAATCTGACAGGAGACATTTCTTCCAGGATAAGATCATTTTCAATAGTCCTCCCGGGAACAAAACCAGATATTTTAGGCCTGAATATGTTACCATGCTTTGAAGACTCAGGCGGGATTGCAATTTGAAGGCTATCCTTTGCACATACCAGCTCATAAACATCATCACTGTTTTTAAGCGTTAAGGTCTGTCCTTCCAGACTGAGTATGTTGTAAAGTGGAACGGCAAATATTTGCAGGTGTCCACTCAGATTATAAGCTTTGTTTACGCTTTTCATAGTTCTTTTTGAATTGAGGGCAAATTGTCCCTAAGTCCGACAAGTTGTCCAAAAAAATGCTTTCTGTTTTTTCTATTAATTGGGATGCAAATGAGCTAACCGGGAGGTTCCCGTGCCGGTCAAAATCTTTTCGGATTGAGTCATAGCTCCAGGTGTCTTCAGGATAATTGAAATTCTCCTGGAAGAGAAGTATTGCATCTTTCAGGTTCATGAAGGATGCATAAAGAGAAACCATGTTGCGCATAAAGAATTTTGCCCGGTTTTCAAGTTCACGGTTAAATGAAATGGAATCAGTTCTGGTAAGCTCCCATCCATGCCGGTAAAAATCATCAGCTGAGATTATGATACGCGACTCACATGAGTATTTTGCCAGCTTCAGCCTGGCATAATCTATATGGCGTCTCCGGGATGGCTTTCTCAGGCATCTGCGAAGGTAATTCTGAAGGCGTGGATCTACAGAGATATCTGCAGGAGTACCATAGTTCTGGGTCAGAAATTGGTTTACGTAAGGCTTGGTTGGCAGTAATAGAGTGAACATGTGTAAATATATAATCACTTTGCAAAAGCTGTCAAGTTTTTGCACTGCTAAGAATTAACATGTCAATGGAAAAACAGCCCCCTCTTAAGAGTTCTAAAAAATGGCAAATATTTGTAATCTATAGAAAAAACACCCTGTAAGCATTTACATGTCAATTGATTACAAATTACAAATTGATTTGTAAGTGATTTTTAAAGTACTGATAATCAAGCCTTACAAATTTACGAAGGTTTGTAAGACTCACCTTTTTAGCACTCCAACCCGGTAAGCAAAAATTACAAATTCGCAAAAATTACAATTTGCTTTTTTTTTTGTAAGGAATTTGTAATTCTGTAATTATCTCTTTTTCATATTATTAATGTTAATTATTACAAATTACAGTAAAAATATATCTTTGGGGGGTGGGGGGTGGTTTGGCAAATATGCAAATCAAATTAATTGGAAAGTTGGTAAATGTGTGGCGTGTGGGCAAATGAGGGGTTAATGGAAGTGATATCTGCAGGAGCAAATGAGAGTTTGTGTGGTGTTGGCATAGAATTTGGAAAATAAAATATTCAAGAATTTAAGGATCTACCCCTGAGAGAAGTAGTTTCTAATTGACCAATTGGATTTAGTAAAAAAGTATTAGGTTTGTATCAATAATAACTAAAATAGAAAAGCGTATGAAAACTCATATATTTGGTGGGATTGTACTAATAATTTTAGGTGGTCTTTTTACTAAATTTAAAATATTCGATGATAAAATTGAATTAAAATACTCGCTATCAGAGAAAATCCCTTCAGACTTTGTCGATAACATTGATGAATCAGTAATTCAACAACTCACAATTAAAAATAGTGGTGATGTTCCGATTTCTTCGATAGTTGTTAAAATTAGTGCATTAATTCAAGACGTAAAAATTAGCAAGTTCAAATCAACAGACTCATCTTCGATTTCAAGAAGTAAAAATCATTTAGAAATATTATACCCAGAATTACCTCCATTAGGAGAAATTATAGTGCTCCTAAAAACAACAGGAAGTGGTATATATTTGAGTGATATTGAGATTTTCCATAGCAAAGGAATGGCAAATGAAGCTTTTAGTAAAAATGATTCAAATAGCCAACTCTTTTATTACTCACTATCTTTACTATATATTTTTGGCATTCTCATTTTAATAAGAAGCATCTTTACTGATGCTTTAGAAATAAATGCAAAGTCTAAAACAGTTAAGATCCTGCAGAAGAATAAACCATGGTTTGTGACAGGAACAAGATGGGATGAAATAAGAAAAGTAGCTTTAAATAATTATTTTTCAAACGAAAACAATGTTTCTATCAAAAATAGCGAAACCTACCAAATACTAAATTCGGAAAAATTGAATTTTCTTTCAGAAGCTGAATGGCGCTTTTTGCAAAACAAAGCAGAATATAACTTTCGACAAATAATAACTGAAAGTATTTATGCACAGTATTATAATGCAAATTTTGAAGAGCTTTCGAAGCTTACTAAGCCAAATAATATAGGTTTTATGAACTGGCAAAGAATAAGCAATGAAGTTAGTCATGCTTATTGTATATTTAAATTGAGAAAAGTATTACTTTTCAATGATTATATTGAATCAATAGAAATACTGAAAGAAGTAAAACCAGAAATTGTCACAATTGATGATTGGTCAAATCTCAGAGAATTGATATCAACATATTACATTTCTCACGTTATTCAAAGAGGGTTAATGTTATTTAATCACTCGAAGTTGATTGAAGATGAAAATTTGAACTTTATTGAAGATCATAAAAAAGAAAAAATAGTTGAACTATTCAGTAAAATTAGAGAAGGATTTGATCAAAAAGAGCATTTCGAACAATTATTGCTTGTGTTAAATGGGATGTTTAACTGGAATGAAATTCCAAGCAAACCAGAAACTATCAAATCTGAAGAATGGAATAAAATAATAGATATTTTTAATAGAATAATTAAAACAGAAAAAGAAGCAACTCAAAACAAATATGAAGCGACTAAAATGATAGAAGAATTTAAACCATTGAAAGAAAAAGTAACTAATCAACTTTTAATAATAGATAATCTCCTGAAGTCTCCAAAATCAATTGACAATGTTGAAACATATAACATACCATTTGAAAAAGGAAATTGGGAAATCATTAAGAGAATTTCTGAATTTCTAAGAAAAGAAGTAAAATCAGACCTTAATTATCCAGAGTACTAAATTTTCGGTTCATAAGTATTCTTTAATCCAAAAATGGCTTAATATCCAATAATTCAACACCAGTGTCAGCAATATAAATACTGGGGTTCATTTCAACAGCCAGATTGATTGCTGAAATTGCTTCCAGCTCTGTTTTGTATATGAGGCTCTCTGACCAAGTTGCCCAGCCGGCACCATAGAAAGACATTATTCTAAAGAATCGTCCATTCCCGGTAACCATAGGCCTTATCCTGAGGATTATTTTGCCGGCCAAATACAACAACATTCGTTTTTCAGTGAGTTTCATTGCTTCAAGGAATTAATCCTGGACTATTTTATCATCAAGCAGCAGCTCTGCAAGCCGTCTGTCCCGGGCAGCTTTGGTTTCGAACTTTTCGAGGGTTCTCCATTCATATCTGCCAAGTTCTTTAATCTTGATTATTGGGCTTGGCTGATCTTGCGTGCGGAGGATCCTGAAGCCGGCAGCCATAATTTTCATTTGAGATCTTGTGTCCATTGTTCTGTTATTAGTTTGATGAGACATACACCCGGCTATCTTCAATCCATGGCCGGAATTTTTCAATTACATTATGTTTTGAGACGTGATACTCAAAGTGATTGGAATGGTATGAATGAACCAGAAATTTCACTCCATAAAGTTCAGCTCCGCGTTCATTTTGAAAATCGTTGAGAGTGGCCACTCTCATTCCAGGGGGCAAGGATCGATAGATCCAGAGGCCAAATTCACCCATGTAAGCGTTACTCATAGCCTGATGACATTATATCCAAGTTGACTTGCAAGAAGAAACTGTACCTGAGCATCGCGACTCTTATTCCAGTCAGGATAAAGAGCTATTGAGCTGCAGTTTTTAATGAGAGCCTGTAGGCATATTCTCATTGCCGGTTGCCAACCGGTTTTCTCCGGGATAATGGTTAGCGGATTCAGAACTTTATGGCCATGGCGTTTCAGTAGGTTCTCGGCATCGAGGTTACGCCTGAGCAATACATCCATGTGGCCAGAAATGTCACCAGCAATAAATACACTGTTTTCACCTGCAGGTGGCACTGAAATGCGCTCAATAGTCAGTAGCTCCAGGAGCTCAATAAGAGGATCTATATCCTCATTAATTGAATCGGCCGGCAGAATACCCAACTGAATCTGCTTCAGCTTTACGATTAAATTGTCTGCGTTCATTAGTCTATTGTTAATTGAAGTGAGTAATGATGTTTTTTAGCAAGGCGGTCAATTCTATCTTTCAGTATCCCGTCCAAAGCATTTTGCATTGAAGCTGGGATGTATATTGTTCTATCAGGACCAGATACCCGGATGCCGGCATTAGATACCAGAAAATGCAGATTGTAGCGCTGCTTAATTTTGTTAGGACTGTATAAGCTGAATGCAACTTTGCAACGTGCTATTTTCTTCGCAAACTCAGGATCAGTTTGAATGAGTCCGGAGACAGTTGAATAAGCATTGATACTGGTTGCATGAGATTTCTTATTAAAGTGTCTGGCAATAACCGGATGCGAAAGCTTCAGCAATTCTTTTTGCAGATACATTGCAGTAAGGCGGGCATCTGTGATGGCTCGTTTTGTAGTTCTGCTGTGAAGCTGACTTACCTTAATTTCAAAAACTCCGGATACTACTCTATCCAACTGGCGCAGCTCCCGTTTAGAATGGTGGTTCGTTACTTTTTTGCTCATCTTCAATAGTGATTTTACCTGATTTGGTTGAGACATAGAAGCATTCCATTGACTTTCCTTCAACAGACTTGATTATTCTCCGCTGACTATCAGTGCTATTTCCTGTGCATAACTGGATGGGGTTCAATTCAAATCCATAATAGTCACACCATGCCTGGATATGGGATTTGAATTTGGCAGACCGATAGTCGCTTTGTTGTTTTTTCGACAGTCTGGTTCTAAAATTTTCGAAAGCATACTCACGGATTACGTAAGTATTGAAATATCCATTCTCCATTGGGGAGAATGTTGGCTTATCCTGGAGTGGACAATTGATGAAATAATCATTAGCCCAGGTAAAGAAGTCTTCATCACGGCCAAGCCCCTGGGCCATGGTTCTCCGCAGCTGGCGCTTCTCGAGATTCATCAGCGGGGGCTGAATCTTGTAAAAGCGCATTGTTAACTGAATACAGTAAGCAATAAGGTTGTAAAATTTAATCCATTCCTCATCAGTAAAATCATCATAAAGTCGGCGCCCAAATTTTGTCAATGGCGTGCGGGTTTCTTTATAATCATTGAATTTTGTTGCCTCGTGGTAGTAATCTGAAACCCCACAATTCAAAAGCCTGGCCACAGTACTCGAGTCGTAATTCTGAAGCTCGAAATTTGAACTGATCAGCATTTTTCCGCTGTCTTCATATTCAAGAGTTAAAGGGGAATAATTCTTAGGGTTTACTTCACGTTTGCCGGAAACCTGTGTATAGAAAAATGAGAAGTCAGCATATTCATGCATATCATCCACTTCAATGAAATCATGAAATTCAGTCATCCCGTCATAAAAAAACTGGTATTGACTTCTGTCATCAAGGACCCGGCCTCCTTTATAAAATGAAGCTCTGACATAGGTGGGAGCTTTTGATAAAAGACTCTTCCCGGATCTACCGGAAGATTGTCCGATTTCAGAAATACGCATATCCTGAATAAACGTTAGCCAGGGTTTTCCAGGATCCTTATATTGAGCGCAATGATAACCGAGGACAAACAGAAAATTTGCCAGTGTCAGATCTTCTTCCTTGATTTCATCTGAAGAGAGTTTATGATGAAGCTCTAGCTCTTTTCTCCAATAAAGCCGTGAAAGATCACGAAGGAACCTGACGAAAATAAAATCTTCATCATGAATTTTTACTTCGTATTTATCAAGATCAGAAAGCTGTGCCAGTTGGAGGTTAAATAACTCGCGTTCCTCATCAGTCCTGGCTGCTGATAATTTTGAAAGCAGATCCTGAAATACAGGTGTTGGATCAACTGTGATGGCCGGCTTATCAATGATTCTAACATCACGTTCTATAATGTGTTTTATTGGCTCTTTTTTTACTTCAAGGCTCCCCAGGATAAAATTTGGCAGATCCTCATGCTTAACCTTCTCAATTTTGTCATTGGTTATTTTAATGGATCCATTCCTGAAATTTAGGTACTCAGTGTCCCGGCTATGGTTTTTGAAATTGATCTTTATATCATCAATTGTTTCCAGGTTCCCTTCAGTAATCTGATTGCTGGTATTGATCTTATTAAGCAAATCAATACCATCCATTAAACTCTTACTCTTTATCCATTCTTTGGTAAACCGCTTAATAATTCGCTTTATTGAGTCCGGAGCTATAAGGTCAACTACTTTCCCTTTTATCCAGACATAGCAATAATTTGCCCCTTTGTGATAGACAGACTCCATCTGATAAAACCCCTGAGCCCGGAGAAAGAAATAATAAAATTCCATGTTGATAGCATAGCTAACTTTCCCGGTTTTCTCATCAGTCGATTTCTGCCAGAATTTAATTCGCCTGGCATTGCGTTTCAGCACTAGAAAATTGTAATAAGTCTGATCCTGATGCTCGCCACTCAGGTTGATAAAATCTTTCAGATCCTTGCAAGGGTTGCCACGCCAATCCTTCTTAAACTTTAACCACTCCGGAAGCTCAATTGTAAACAGGTTAATGTGTTTGAGAGCATTCTTGAGCGCCTGCGCCTGGCCAGTGCGGTCCAGATCCATGATCTGATAATGATTCTCGCATAAATCATCAACCTGCTTGAATTGCTCATAAGTAAATTCGGCCGATTCGCTGTTAAGCCAATAAACATGAAATCCCAGGGCATGGAGATTCATTGCATCTGATTCTCCGGAGCATCGAAACAAGTCCCGGACTTTGGCTGAAGGTTTATCCTGAGGCGGCTCCAGATCTGCTTCTTCCTCGTTTAGAAATTCGTTATCACACTCGAGTATCTGAGACAACCCATATATATATTCCTTAGGCTTCTGGCCAATGTAAAGGAACCTGTGTTTTTTCTCGAGTTCGTGCGGCCGGTAAAGCTTTTGAAAGTCTTTATAATCGAATAGGTAAATTGGGTAATCCTTAGTTGATTTGAAAATGTGCACTACATCGCGGTTTAGCTTTTTTGATGTGCTGCAGTATTCGTATTTCTCAACAACCCGGCAATGAAAATAATCCAGAGTGTCTTCAGTAACATAGCGCCCGATCGCAGCCAGATCTTCCTTTGACGGCTTTTCTTTATAGGTGAAATTATAGGCACCTTTTTTATCCTCCGGAAGCATTTCCCGCATTTCATACTCAGGAGCCCATTTTACTTTTTGAAACTCTTTACCTTCAACAGAACGGCCAATAACCATCTGTTCTATGTAAAGCATTGCATCATAGAAGCTGAGATTTTCTTTCCAGATTACAAAATCGATTGCCCTGAGGCCATTAATCTCGTCTTGTCGTCCGAAGTCTGTTATTCGCCAAAAACCGTCATACCAGGTAACTCTGGCAGAAGCAGATTTCTCTTCCTCTCTTACCTTGAAATACTCTTTAGGGTCATTTAGGTTAACATTCGGGAAGTAGTGTTTAAAAACATCCAGGCCACTATCAGTAGCATCATAAATTTTGTCCTGGTCAATATATCGCATGCAAAAAATTGTAGAAGATTAGTAAGTAATTTTAAATTTACCCTCGGAATAAATTGGGTCGTGTTTGAGTGCATTCCGACGATAATTCAAAAGAGCAAAAGGCCCGGAGAGGATATGGAAGGATTTACCTTTTTTATCAATCCACTCAAGTTTTCCAACTATTGGCCGTTGGCTCTTAAACTTGTAATCTGATCTCCTCATCAAGCAATTTTGTGAGTTTGCGAAGGAATCTCTTGTCATCTTTTGTCAAATCTGCATCAGGCATTTTTGCAACTTGATTTTCAAAAGCAACCATTAAAGTGGGGATTGATTCTGCTGGTATGGACATTATATTAAATCCCTCAGAGGTTTGTTCTACGTACATTAGAGTAAGATTAGAATTAGGGCAATAATTTCAATTGTTGCGATTAATGCAAAAGAGATGAGGAAGCGACGCTTCGCTAGATATCGCTGACCCATTTTGGCAAGATTACAGTTTCGACTAATGTGTACATTTCGGCTTTGATGATGGCTAGTTTGAGACGTTCATCCTTCAGCCGGTTTGACCTTAAGCGAAGCTGCTCAAGACTGATCAGGCTCCAGTCCTGGTATCGCATGATTATCTCTATTTTCCTAACCAACTGCTGTTGGTCCTTAAGCCTTTTCGAAATTTCTGAAAAGGATTCTAATACATCTGTTTTCATAATTAGCTTATTTGGTTTGCGTGGGGACGCGATTAAATTCCTTTTTGCATTGCCCAAAAGGCAATTTCAATTCTGTTATTCATGCAAAGTTTTTCCCGGATACGACACAGGTATGTGCGTACAGTAGATACTTCAATTGAGAGTTCTGAAGCAATTTCTTTATCAAGCTTTCCCTGACTGATAAGCTTTATTACAATGTATTCCTGGCGGCTCAACCTACCATTGGGGGCATGGGGGATTTTGCAAACAATATCGAATCCGGGACAGCTTGATATTTTTTCACAGCGAGGGGCATCTGAGCAGGTTTTATTGCCAGTAAGATCCGGTGTTGAGTCTAGTGCCCCATACCTGCACGCAACAAATTTTTTTTCTATTTCATCAGTGTCTGCAATCCGGAATTCAAACTTTATGCATTTCAAAGCTGCTTGATCTGCTATTAATTCTGCTTGAAATGGCTCTCTGAGTATGGATGGCAATTCCAGATAATCCATCCTGTTTCCATTAACGAGAGCTCGTAAATCGTCGCCACTTTGATATATTTCTATGGACCCTTCAAGGCCGGCCGGCAATTTCCCTAGCATAACTCTTGCATTTTTTTTAACCGTTGCTCATTCAATGCTTTCTGCTCTTCCAGAATCGCCAGCGCAGCATCCACAACTTCTACAACTACAAGAGGGTTGTCTGTCTGGAATGTTTTGAAGATCGAGCTATATGATTTCCCGGTCTTGTCCTTTATCATTTTTGCATATCTTTTTGGGAGCTGCGCCTTGAGCAAACTGAGTTTCTCTTTGTCCAT